CTTCTTCCTCTGGAATAATACCTTCCTCCTCCATATACTTCATAAAGTTTTCATCCCATTGGCCAGCATTAAGCATTTCTACTGCTTGTTCTCTTGAAATTAATGGTGTTGCTCCATCTATACCAAGCATTTCCCTAACAGCTTTAATCTCTTTCAGTGGGTCAATGTGTGGCATATTTTTACCAGTAAATCTGCATTGGGTGTAACTTTCAGTTACCATAAAATTTGTGATGTTTTCTATGTAACCGGGTGCCGTAATCTTTTTATTCAATACTTGCCATTCCAACCAAAGTTTGTAAAAAGGAATGTAAAAATCATTGGCAAATTTTTGTCTGTTGATTACTATGATATATCCAAAACTGTTAATAGCTGCTCTTGAAGCAGAATAATTTGAACTATACTTTTGCATAGCTACTTCTGGTGGAACGTCTGAACCAGCACTTATTGATTCAAATACTTTTTCGTTAAATTCTCCAAAATTAGTTTCAATCTTAGAATCAAAAGCTTGCAATGAAGCTCCGTTTGGCATATTGAACGTTTGTCCAGAAGTTGTTTCTGTAATTCTGTTTGCCAATCCATCTGCTAGTACTGTTGGATTACTTTCTTCTCCATTTGCATTTGATACAATTCCAGGATTACGCTTTCTTGCTACAACTTGATCCAATGGACTTTCTCCTGTCGAAAATTCTTTATGCTCTATTGAATAAACGATTTTTGCACCTTGTTCAGCATTGGTAACGGCTGCTTCTACATATCTATCCAACTTATTTATTTTCTCCAATGATTGAGCCATTGCAGGAACCCCTCTCAAATGGTCTGGACAAATCTTTTTACCCGAAATTAACCAAGCTAATCTTTTTCCTGTTTTTGCTCCTTTAGCCGGAATACGCTCATATTTGTCAACATCGTTTTTCTGTTTTGTTTTCACAAAATAAGCTACATGTGCGCCTATTTCGTTAATCTCTATTCCGTGTTCAACATAATTTTTACGTTCTTCTGCTTTGGCAATTTCATCCATACCAGGATTACAAACGTGATCTCCAGATAGCAACTGTATGTTTGGTCCATTATCATCAAACCTAATAATGACCAACATATCCCCTCCAAGAAACTCTCCCTGATAAGCATCCAACGCTAATTCGTGCAAAGTTTTTTCTTTCAGGTAATCACACTCTTTAGAATTGGCATAAACCATAAATCGTGCTTCCACCATCTTCTGAAACTTGGCATAAACATCGGCACCATTATTTATTCCCTCTGATTCCAAAACTGTTCTATTTGGCTCGGCCTGTAGCTTCAATCCAACTCCAATAGTCCAATAAAAGAACTTCGAAGCTATAATTTTTACGGTATCAATTGTGGCGTATGCGTGATAAGACCGTAATCTCAATTTTTGGTAATCAGGAATATTCCTCACTACAACTCCTAGCTCCCCAAGAGTTTTCTCCCCATCCCAATTCTTATTCACAATCGGATAGCTATGTCCATAAGTAAAATCACCTTGGTAAACTGTACTTTGTGGAGCAGTTGATTCAGCTTCTTTGCCCGAACCAAAATTCATTTCAAAATTCCCTATTTTTATTTTCATATCCTTGTTTTATAAACTTCCCCCACGTAAAACTGTACAACGTCCATTCAATCTGTTAATGTATCTTTGGCGTAACATTTCCAATCCTGACAATGCTTTTGTCATATCTCCTACACTACGGTATTGAGCACGCATTTTCATAAATCCGTCATCCAATTCGTACTGCACGAATTGACCCGAAATTGTTCCTTCTAAAATTGCAGCTTCCATTCCTTCAATCAAAATATCGTATGTAGCAATCTTACCAATAAGTTTTGATTTAGATTCTATATACTGACTAATCGTCATATATTCACTATTCATTTGTGTAAAATATTAAGTTAGTATTATTTTCTTTTAGTCCTTTTAATTTAAAATGAAGCCAAGACCTGTTATGTCCTATTGAGTCAGCAGCTTTTGTAACCGAAAGAAAAACTTCTCCTGTTTCAGTATTTAGAACTTTTATTCCTAATTTTTCTGCTATCTTTAATTTTTTAGCATCTGTTTGAATCCTATTTCTTGAAGAAGCAGCTATTTTTAATTTCGTTTCATCAGTATGTCCGTGTCCAGTAGCAGCTAAAGACATTTTTTTCCTTGTTTCATCAGAAATATTTCTACTTATTTCAGCCATTTTTAATCTAACTTCTAATGACCTTTTTTGACCTCTAAGTCCATTTGCTGTTTTAAGAACTGATTCAGGAGATTTTTTGCTTCCTAATTGTCCTTTAGACATTTTAAGTCTTGTTTCTAAAGAAGGATTTTTACATCCTTCTGATATTTTTTTCCTATGTTCTAAAGACAATCTACCGCTTTTATCTTTAGTTCCGGTTAGAGTACAATTAAGTCCTTTTTCTACACAATTAAATAAATCTTGATAATGTCTTTCTTTTTCATTTAATTCTTCTATTAAACATTCACAAACAATTTCTACTTTATGGTTTTCAAAGCCATATTTTAATAATGAGTGATATAACTTTATTTGTTTTTTACAATTTAATTTTTTATACTCTCTTAATCTTCTTTTTACATCTACACTTTGTCCGATGTAAACCTTACCACTAGGAGAAGTTATTTTATAAATTCCAATCATTATCCTTATTTTTTTGTGTTAAACAACAAGAGGAGTACCCGATTCGCAAATCAGGCACTCCTCTCATTTTAAAGATTAACCGATGTTATCACAACAATAGTATTAAATATTTCAACAAATGTAGTTATTTTTTAAAATAAAAAAACCATCTTAAATAAATAAGATGGTTTCTGCAAAAAAAAACACAAAAAACAATAAAGAATAAGGTAATGCAAAGTTATTGTTTTTTGTTAATAATTGTGATTTATTTTTTTGCTTCCGAAACTTCCTTTCTAATTTCGTGAGACAAATTCTTTATCTCCAAAAGCGTTTTTCTCAAACGGGTTCCTGCTGACTTGTTTCCTGCAAAGAACTTCGCTCCCTCTTGTTGTGCTAAATCATTCAATTCAGCAAGTTTTTTCAAATTTTCCATAATCTTTATTGTGTTGGCTTTTACTAGGCCGGCCAAGGCTTTAATTTACAATCCTATTTGTTTTTATATATTTCCAAAAGCTCTTTATAATTATCTTTTGTCATAACAATATCTTTGTATTCTGATTTTACAAAAATAGCAAACCCAATAGCGAAATTTTCTTTTTCTACATCTAATGTAATTTTAGATTCAAAAATGTGAAAAGTTTCAGTTGCTTTCATTGGGTAAAACTTTGTAAACGATTTTTCTTTAGGTGCAATTTCCAACGCTTTTATTATCAAATTAAATGATTTTTCATCAAAGTAACTTAGCCCTTTATTTGTAATTTCAGGACTTAAATTTAGCCTTGTTATTTTATCATAAATTGTAGCAATACTAAATCCTGTGATAGCTGAAATTTGCTTTACTGTGTATAGATTGCTATGTTTCACAGTTTAATTTTTAACACTCCTTGACTATTATAACCCCACTTATCTCCATCATAAAAATCAGAATCTCCTCTTGCATCATAAGAACTTCTAAAACCAAAACTTATCATTTTTGTTATGTAAAAATCAACTCCAGCTTCAAAACCTAAAATAGGATATGTAGCAGCTCTGTTTATAACGCCTAATTTTATTCCAGAATAAACATTAGTTCCATTTAGATGATTTAGGACATATTGAAAAAACTTTGAGTCATATTCAGTAGTTTTATCATAAACAAAGTTTAGCCCTATTCCTGCTGACGTTTCCAAATATCCGTCTTTTAAATCAGCATAATGAATTTGAGGTCTAATATAAATTCCATTTGAAAATTCAGCCTTAAATTCTATGCCTCCATAAAATATTCCTTTCTGGAAAATAACATTGTCTGTTATTAATTGAAGATAGTATTTATCTTCATTATTCAATTTTAACTGCGCACTTGCAACATTTATAGCTGCCAAAAATAATGCTGTGTAAAGAAGTTTTTTCATTTTTATTGTTGTTTAGGTGTTACTTATTTTAAGATTCCCAAAAAAATAATCTAATAGTTTTCCATCCTATTGATTTTATGGATTTGTCTTTATTTTTAATTAATTGAAATCCTATGGATAATAGAACTAATTTGTGAGATATAAAATAACTTATTTTTTTATAAAAAATATAAATAAAAATTGATATAAAAAATCCTGAAATTATCCAAAGTACTGTATAAATTATTATCATAATAAATATTTTTAAATTTTATTCAATGTTTAAATCTCGCTTCAAAACCTTCAAAGCGTTTTTTTTATTCAATGCTGAAACATAGATGCAATCAGTTTTTTTAGTTATTTTTTTAGATAATGACTTCATACCAAGCTTTGCATCGGAAAATTTAATAGCAGGAACTTCATCAAATTCTGCTTTTACAATCGTTTTTAATTTGTAATTGTACTCGAACATAGTATGACCTTTTTTTGGTCTTGCTGTTCCCAAAAAAACTGTTTGCTTTTCTATTGAAACTTGTTTGATATTTTCAATTTTGTCGATTTTTTTTTCGCTTAATTCTTTCATAAAATTTGTTTTTAGATATTAAAATTTAAAGATGCCAAAATTTTGATCATTGTTGAAATCAGCACATTCTTTTGGCATTGGCTCTTGCCCATCATAAGTGTTTGGAAATCTATTTGGTAAATCCTTTTTTTCAATTGAATACGGATACATTAATTTGTCAAATTTTGTGCATCTAAAAGCCATTTTTTCTTCTGTTCTATATTGTTGTTCACCATATTCATAGTCATAATGAGTTTCATAATCAACAAATACTTTTTCAGTTTCAAGAAAAATACAACCTTGTGTACATTTTTTAAAATTTTCAGGATTACAATTGCATTGGTTTTCGTGCTTTACCATTGCGTATTTTAACTTAAATTCCTTTTTACAAAAATCACATTTGTAAATTGTAACATTTTCTATCGTTTTCATTTTATATTTTTTTATTTTGTTTTCAATTAAATGTAGCAAGCCCATTATACCTCAAGTTACCCTCTCGAATAATCCCTTAAAAAGAGAAAAAACAAAAAAATAATCTTGCGGTATTCGTAACATTCCCTTAATTAATGTTACCTACTCCTATCCAAGTTAGCGTCTTGCTCCCGCTTGCCCATTCCTCCCACTACCACAAAGCGATAGTTTCTTTATGGCTGACTGTTAGTTTTCACTTGAGGCTCCTGTTGTCAGGTGGGACAGCGCAGGAATTACAGTCTTTGGAATTAGAATATTTGTTATTACTAACACCGCCTACAATCAATTACTCAATTTACGGTAGTTGTTTTTGGAGTTCAACTGGTAACAACTCTTTTTCATCGGAACAGAATTGTATAAATACAAAAAAACCCGAAAAAACAAGGGCTTGGAGTCTTGATTCTAAGGGTCGTTTATGTTTTTGGCAAAACGTAGAACCGTAATTAGCATTACAGTTCCAAGCCGTTTTGCATTTGACAAATGTATGAAACTTTATTTGTTATTTCCTAATTTATTTTAAAAAAAGTTTTTAGGCATAAAAAAACCGCCAATAAATCAGCGGTTTTAAAGGAGTTTCGTTCCCAATACGTTTCTAAGATGCCAATCTAATTGGCTCATTGAAAAGGCTAATTACTTTGCCGTTTAACATTTTTAGTTCTCTTACTTACTCTTAATTTGCAGTCAATTCCTGTTACCCCCAAAAGTAGTCATTTGTAATTTCTCGGCTGACCAAACCATTTTGCACTTATACACGGCACAATTTGTGGAGGTAGTGGCATCGAAGCCACGTCCTAACAAAAATCATAAATAGTCAATGAACTATTGCAAATATATAAAAAAACATAAATATTGTATATAATAAATTGAAAATATTGTAAAATAAAAAATCCAGTCCTAACACCAAGACTGGATTAATTACTAACCTAAAAAATTAACTAACAAACTATCTAAAAAAACTTCGTTGTAAAGATATAAATAAATTCAATATAAAAACAAAACTTTTTCTAATTATCAATCATAATGCAGTAGCGTTCCCACGTCAAATCCCTGTCTTTAGGATGATAAAGCTTCCAGTCAGCAATAAATATCTCTCTCGAAGCCAATGTATAAACGGCCACATCCCAAAAGTGATTGTTTTCTCGCTTCTTTTTCCATACAAATCCAACCTCAACACCATTTTTAATTTCAGGAACACGATGCTCAGATTCATAATGGTCAAAGAAGTTATTTTTGTTGTACTTTCCGTCCGATGGTTGTGGGAAATTCATAAATCCTCTCGGTTGAGTGCCGTCCGTACCCTCTGTAAGAGCCATATTGCTTGATAAATTGTCTTTTAAGGTGTTTACGTCCAAAATGTAAAGAAGTCCTTTATTCTCGTTGGAATGCTTTATCAATGACGTATTTCCACCTATTTTTGTGAAACTTTCTTCTATTCCTTTCCCTTTTACACCATAAATATTCCTATCAGTGATGTTTTGAATGAAATTGTAAGATAGTTTGGTAAAATGCCCTGTATCAACAATAGTAAGATCAATATCACAGTATTCCCCACTTTCATTTATCAAAGAACGGTAAATTTGCTCCTTGAAAACAGGCCAAACCGAGTTGGGAACACCTTCTTTGAAAGTCCAACGTTCACGATCTGAATCCTTGTCACGCTCTTTTTTGGATGTTTGCTTGCTTCTTTTGAATGTTCCGATGCTTCCGTGGTCAATAGAATAAGTTTGTCCATTGGTAGAATGGGCTACAATTTCCCAATCCAAACGAACATCCTCAATGTTATTTACCAAGTCCATAATACCTCCTAAATCGCATACCAAAGTAATCAATGCTATTTTTCCATTGCCATCTTCCTCACAAGTTTTATCCGGAATAACTCCAACATCATAATTTCGAACATTACCCATCAAGGCAGTCATTCTTGGTGTAGTTCCCCTATCTTCCCAAAGCTCTCCAAGTTGGGTATTCGTGAACACTTTCAGTTTTTCGATATTTACAGGTTGACCTTTAGGACAAGCCTCTATCCAATATCGAACTAAATCAACCCAAGATTCAAATCCAGGAGGATTACAAAGAGCATTGAAACTGTAACTTCGATACGTTGGCTTTTTTGGAACAGCAGTTGGCACCCATTTTCCAGTTAAGTTCAAAGGATATTTCATTTTGTAATCTATTCGGCCACGGCAACTTTGGCACTCATAATGAACACTTTTTTCAATCAATTCATCATTTTCATCCAATTCCCACTTTATACCTCCAAAAGTTCCATCCTCACGATCAATCCTCCACAAAATAGGAATATAGGTTTTACAGTGAGGACATTCCCAACTCCATTTACGTTTATCCCCCATATTGTAAACTCCTTCAATATTCGAAATTCCTTTTGTAGTTGGAGAAGAAAGGAACGCTAATCTTCGAGTGTCGGCATAGGATTTTGTTCTTGCCATAACCAAGTCAAAAATGGAACCCTCTTTTTTATCAATCTTTGGAGCATCATCATATTCGTCACAAACCACAACCTCAACCGAGTGAAACCTTAAATTGGTTGGTTTATACGTGATATTTATCAAACTTCCACCCGTGTACTCTTTTTTGAAATCGGTATCTCCTGTTCGTTGGTTTGCCTTCTTTGTGGAAGTTGATTTGATGATTCCCTTCAAAGTTTTTCCTTCCATCACAGTATCAAACCTACCCCTAATTGTATTTCGAATCAAAGTCTCGGAACTAGTCACAAACATTTGATTGGTGGGAGATTCCGCAGCGTGATACACCAAACAAGGTATGGCCAAACATTGTGTAAACCCAGATTGGGAACATTTCATAATTCCTGTCAATTCAATTCCTGAATTTGGCATCATATTATTTACAACCTCCACCGCATAAGGAGAACGCTTGAAGCTCAATAATCCTGCAAATTTAGATTCCGAAGTCAAGTAAATATTCTCCTCACTCCATTCCGATATGACTTTTGTTCGCATATCAAAATCATAAATCTTGTCCTGAATTCTTCTGATATTTTGTTTGAATAGTTCTTGTAGCATATTTTTTGTGTTAAATTATCATTTTCTTTCGCCTCTGGAGCGCACTTGTGAATATTCCTCAATAAGCCTATCAATATCATCATTCGAATTTTCTTTCGATGTTTCCTTGATGTGATTTAGGACTTGCTCCAACTCAACCATAATGGCATTCAAATCATCTTTACTTCCTCCAAGATTCTGCACCATAGTAGATGCAATGTTTTTCAATTGCGAATGAAACGATTTGAAAATGGCTTTGTAGTTTATCGCCATTAAACTCATAACTTGATCCAACGGCAATGTATTTCCCATAATCTTTTCAAGCTGCATTTGTTTTATCTCGGCAGTTCTTTGAACATTATTCAAATCAGCTTGTCTTTTAGCAATATCAATTTCTAATAATGATTGATTGTGCCTTTTTGCTAAATCACGTTCAATTTTTTCTTCTGGAGATAGCTTTGGAATTTTTGTCTCCACCACCGGAGCAATGTTAACTGAACCCTTGATTTTACTGGGTTTTTCTAAAACTGGTTTTTTTGATTTCGGATGTAATTTTTCAGGGGTAATTACCTCTTTTTCAGAAACTATAATATTTTTTATAGTTTTGCTTGCAGGAATAGATTTGTTTCGTACATTTGCTCTACCAATTGGTTTGATAGCATACTATTCAAAAACACTTTGGTCACCACCATTAACCTCCAATAAGTAAATATAATTAATCGGATTTTCAGTGTCAATTAATTTGTTTTTGTTGCGCAACAATCCACCTCTACTTATTTTACTTCTTATTGTGCCATAGCTTATATTTAAAGCCTTCGCAAAATCCTCTGGTTTAACTAAACTCATATTACTCTTTATTGATTTGTTGCAACAAATGTAGCAAATTAATAAGGAAATCTGTTGCATTGATGAAAAATGGTGACGGTGCT